GCTCTTAATTTTATCTTTACAACTCCAACAAAGTTTCCACTCCATTTGACTTTGTTTTCTTTAGGAGTACCACACCTTGATTGATTTAGAAAAATTATCTAAGTTGCCTGAAGAACAACAAAAGGTTTTGCTAGATTTATTAGATGATTACCAGAAAACAAAAAGCCAAGAAGAATCAGCAGAACATTTTTTATTTTTTGCAAAAGAAATGTGGTCTGCTTTTATTGAAGGCTATCATCATAAGATTATGGCTGATGCCTTTGATGATGTTAAGAATGGTAAATTAAAAAGATTAATAATTAATATGCCACCTAGACATACTAAGTCTGAGTTTGCATCTTATTTATTACCTGCATGGTTTTTAGGTTGCTTTCCTGAAAAGAAAATAATCCAAGTTGCTCATACCGCAGAATTAGCTGTAGGGTTTGGTAGGAAAGTTAGAAACCTTGTTGGTTCCGAAGATTATAAAAGAGTATTTCCAAATGTAGGTTTACAATCAGATAGTAAAGCTGCTGGTCGTTGGAATACAAATAAAGGTGGTGATTACTTTGCTATCGGTATAGGTGGTGCAGTTACCGGTAAAGGTGCTGACTTGCTTATTATAGATGACCCCCACTCAGAACAAGAAGGTCAAAGTGGAGACCCTTCTGTGTTTGACAAAGTTTACGAATACTATACTTCTGGTCCTCGTCAGCGTTTACAGCCCGGTGGTGCCATCATTATTGTAATGACAAGATGGCATAAACGAGACTTAACAGGACAGATTCTTAAATCTTCTACACAAAGAGAAGGTTCTGATGAATGGAAAGTTATAGAGTTCCCAGCTATATTGCCTTCAGGTAAAAGCTTGTGGCAAGAGTTTTGGGATATAAAAGAATTAGAAAAATTAAAAGCTGAGTTACCTGTAGCAAAATGGTCTGCTCAATATCAGCAAGACCCTACATCAGAAGGTGCTGCCATAATCAAAAGAGAATGGTGGAAAGTTTGGGAGGATGATAACCCTCCTGAGTGTGAGTTTGTTATACAGTCATGGGACACAGCATTTTTAAAAACACAGCGTTCTGACTACTCTGCGTGTACCACATGGGGTGTTTTTTATAAACCGGATGATGATGGTATTACACAACCACAAGTTATACTGTTAGATGCTTACAAAGAAAGATTAGAGTTTCCTGATTTAAAAAAGAAAGCTTTTGAAATGTACAATGATTGGCAACCTGAAGCATTTATTGTCGAAGCAAAAGCAGCAGGTTTGCCTTTAATATTTGAATTAAGGCAAATGGGCATACCAGTATCAGAATATACACCAAGCAGAGGTAATGATAAGATAGCAAGGGTTAATGCTGTTGCGGATTTATTTGCATCTGGAATTGTTTGGGCACCTGACTTAAGATTTGCTGAAGAAGTAATAGAAGAATTTGCATCTTTTCCAGCAGGTGAACATGACGACTTAGTAGATTCTTCTACACAAGCATTATTAAGATTTAGACAAGGTGGATTTATACCTTTACATTCAGACGAAGAAGATGAAGACTTACCACCAAGAGAAGCTAACTACTACTAGGAGATTAAATGGCAGAGAAACCATTACAAACACCAGAAAAACTTGTTAAAGATTCGCCATTAGAAGTATTAATTACTAATCCTGATGAAGTATCTATTATGGATGAAGAAGGTGGAATGATTATAGATTTTGAAGAAGGTGCCGAATTTGGTGCAGAAGACTTCAATGACAATATTGCAGAGTATATGGACAAAGGTACTTTAGAATCATTATCTAATGAACTAATAGGTTATTACACTTCAGATAGAGAATCTCGAAGTGATTGGGAACAAACTTATACAAAAGGATTAGACCAGTTAGGTTTAAAAATTGAAGAACGCACAATGCCTTGGAATGGTGCTTGTGGTGTATTTCATCCTTTGTTAACTGAATCAGTTGTTAGATTTCAAGCAGAAGCTATTACAGAACTATTTCCAGCTAAAGGACCAGTAGATACTAAAATAGTAGGAGAACTTAATACAGAAAAACAAGAACAATCTGAAAGAGTTAAAGATTATTTAAATTATCTTTTAACTGAAAAGATGAGTGAATATAGAACAGAAACTGAAAAGATGTTATTTAATTTACCATTAGCAGGTTCTGCATTTCGTAAAGTATATTATGACCCAACATTAAATAGACCTGCTAGTATGTTTGTACCAGCAGAAGATTTTGTTGTTAGTTATGGTGCGTCTGATTTATCAACTTGTGATAGAGCAACTCATGTAATGAAAAAAAGTACGAATGATATTCGTAAATTACAAGTTGTAGGTTTTTATAAAGATATTGAATTACAAACACCATCAGCAGATTATTCTAATATACAAAGTAAATATGATGAGTTAACAGGCGATTCATCTTCATATGAATACGACCAAAGACATACTGTATTAGAAATGCATGTAGACCTTGACTTAGAAGGTTTTGAAGACAGACAAGATGGAGAAATAACAGGTATAGCATTACCTTATGTTGTAACACTAGATTATCAATCGGGTACTATTC